CTATTTATTATAGTTCTAGACCTGTTACCTCGAATGAGTAGTACATAGTCTCTGGGTGGAAACCTGCTTCAACTAGAGCGAATCTAGATTTAACAGCTACCTTAGGAGCCATTGTACCTTCAGCGATAGCTTGTACGCTTTCAGCCATTAGGTAAGGCATAAATACAAGACCAGCACCGTTTCCATCACCTTTTCTACCAACGATAACTCTGTGAGTTTCTTCTGCTGGTGAACCAGCTTGGTAACCTGAGAATGGAATTCTTGGGTCAGTGTAAACATTGATACCAGCTACAGAACCTACTGGGTAGATTGCACCTGCAACTTGTGATACAGTGTTTGCCATTGGGTTAGGAACGAATCCTGCAACTCCTTGTAGAGCTGAAGCTACTTTAGCATCAACAACTGCGAAGTTACCAGCACCTCTTCTACCTCTGTTAGCGATTAGGTTAGCAGAAGCTAAGATGTGAGTAAGGATTCTTCTGTTTACGTCACCATAAGTGTTACCACCAGCACCGTAAGTTAGAGCTAGATCTAGAGAAGTGTTAGCAGCTGCTTTGTTCTCTAATGCTAGTTCGTTGATTCTTCCTAGGATGTAGTCGTTGATTGACTGAGTTAATTCGTTAGTTAATACAGCTTCTACTTGAGCTACTGCGTCAACTCCGAATTGCTTAAGATCCTGAACCTGCTCTCTAGTTACTGCAGCAGCAACTTGGAAAGTTTCAGCCTCTACAGACTTGCTGAATAGAGATAGACCCATTAGCTTGTCAGCAGTTCTTTCACCACCTTCTCTTGAGAAAGGCTTAGCGAAAGTTGCGTAAGGATCGTTACCAGATGTAACTCCATCACCAGAGAATCCTGGGATGTGATCTTCTAGAGCTTTAACTAGTTCTACTTTAGCAGTGTTATCTGCACAAGCTACTCTAAAATCAGCTAGTACGTTAGCCTCAACTAGATCACCAACTACAGTGTAGATAGCGTATCCATCGATTCTTGATTCACCTACTTTAGTGTAAGTTGCTGAAGTCACTGGAGAACCAGGACCGAATGATGCACCGTCAACGTCTGACTTGATGTAAGTAGGAGCAGTTGCACCTAACTCGATAGTACCTCCTTCGTAAGTGAAGTCTAGGTAAGAAAGTAATCCCATAGGACCTGCCATTGGAATAACTGGTACAAGGTCAAGAGCGATAGTTTGAGCTGCAACTTGCATCGCTAGTGGAAGTAAAGTTGGAGCCTTATCACCAGAACCTACAGCACCAGAAGTATCACCGTTCTGTGCAGTTTGTGTTGGGAAAGAAACCGCGCCCATACCTGTTAGGTTCATTGGGCCAGGGTTGTTGCTTAATGACATGATGTTAGCATCTTCATAAAGCTTGTGATTGTGACAGTAAGTTGACATCCATGCCAGCTTTTCAGAATCGTTAATACCTGTAGCCTCCTCGATAATTGGAGCCCAAGTTGTTCTGATTTCTGCCTCGTTAATTAAATTAGCCATTTTATCATTTTATTTTTTTTAATGGTTATTTTCGACATTATCGGGGCTTTCTGCTTCTGTCGCCCTTATCGTCGATATCTTTTTATATATTACTTGTTAAATCTTTTCTTTAACTCTGTAGCGTAGTTAGAAACATCGTAACCAAGTCCGTTAGTCTCTTCTTTCTTAGATTCTGCTACCATTTCGATTTTTTCCATCTTTGGTGCAGTTTCTCTAAGGTCTCTAGTTTGCCAGAAGTTTCTTACTTGATATTCTGTCTCTAGTCTGTGGTAATTAGCCTGAGCCTTGATTTGATTTTGTTTTCCTTCAGAAAGAGCTTCCCAAGTTTCTTTATACTCAGTTGGCATAACTTCAATAAAGTAAGGGGCTGCGTTTCTGTTCTCTACGATTAAAGTTGAGCTCTCGATAAGTGATTCGATTTGAGATTCAGTCATAAAGCCTCTCTTAGAAACATTATATCTAACCTCTTTCTTCGCATCTTCGTTAAGAGCATTGTATTTCTCTTGTACTTTAGAAGAAACAACTTTAAAGAATGAAGGATTTTCATTCTCCTTCTTCGTAGCAGCTTCTACTAGGGTGTTAAGTTTTTCAGAGATTTCATTTTTGTAAGCTTCAGTTTGCGAAACTTCTTCAGCTTCACATACACAAGTTTCTTCGCCACATTTATCACATGATTCCGAAACTTCTTCAGCTTCTGCTACTTCTTTACCAGCGTCATCAGCATCACCTTCTAGATCTGCTTCTAGTTCGGCTGACTTATCTTCAGCATCATCTCCTTCTGGAGCAACATCTTGTTCGCTGTTGTCTAGTTCAGAATCCATATCTTCTGCTGGGGCTGCTGCTTCTTCGCCTTCAACATCTCCTTCTTTAGAGTTATCACCAACTTCAACATCTTTTTCAAGATCTTCAACTTCTACACCAGCTTCAACTCCTTCTTCTTCAACTACTAGATTTTCATTGATAGATTCAGCAATATACTCAGCGTATTCAGTAACTGATTGTAAGTTCTCTTTCAAGTAGTTAGTGTACTCGATAAGTTTTTCAGCTGACTCAGTGTTTTCGTTGTGTGCTTCTGCTAGATAATTAGCATATTCCTTAACCTTTGATAGTGATTCAGCAACGTGCTCGCTGTATTGAATTGACTGATCTAGTTTTTCAGCAACTTCTTCACTGTACTGAATTGATTGATCTAATTTTTCAGCAACTTCTTCACTGTACTGAATTCCTTGATCTGCTTTTTCAGCAACGTGCTCGCTGTATTGGATCGATTGATCTAATTTTTCTGCAAGGTATTCAACATATTCTGAAATGTTGTTTACGTTTTCAACGATGTGGTCATTGTGAGCTTTGATTCCATCTAGCTCGTTGTTTTCATTTGCTTCTGTCTCTTTAGTATCTAACGTCTCTTTTAATGATTTAATCTCATTAGCAAGATATTCTGTATACTTATTAAAGTCTTCAGCTTTTACAAAATCTGCCATGTCTTTATTTTCTATGATTTGTGTTTGTTCGTTATTTGATTTATCTATCTCATAAATATAGAGACCATTTTCATTATTGAATCCATAAGATTCATTAACTCTTTTCAGCTCTGCATTTTCGAATCCAGGGTCTGCAACTAAGTCATAAGTAAATAGCTGCTTAATTTTTACTTTACCGTTTGATTCAACAGCACCGGCTGCTCTAGAAGAAATTTGTAGAGGAACTCCAGCATCAACAAGAGCCTTCGCCTGTCTACCCGCATCAGTATCTAATAGTCTGATACGACCTTTTACCTGCTTGGTTTCTTTCTCATAAAATAAATCTTCAATGACGTGCGAGACGTTCTTTAGAGATACGTCAAACTGTGAAGGATGATCTAACTCCCCTAAAAGCTTTCCAGACTTAATCTTATTCTGAAGTGCTTCGATTTGTGGAACGTATTCATCCTCGCTGTAAATTCTTTGATTCTTATTCTTTACATCGATTTCTCCGAAAATACCTTCCAAAACATATTCTTTTGCTCCACCATCAGTCACCGAAAGGGTTTTCGAAGACATCTCGACGATCAAAAGATCCTTTATATTTTCCATATTTGTGGTTTATTTGTTTCTTTATATATCTAATGACAATTCTAAAGTTTTTTACATGTTCTCGATGTCTGCTAATTCACTATCGATATCATCTCCGCCCTCTTCAGAACCCTCAGCTCCAGCCTCTGCTTCAGCTCCAGCAGGAGCTTCTTCTTTCTCTGCTTCTGCTTCTTCCTCTTTCTGTTCAGCATACCATTCGTTCCACTTTTGCTTGATTTCAGCCAGTTCACCTTGTTTAAACGCATTTTGACCATATTTGTCGAAGAAGTAGTCTTCCAATTGCTTTTCATTCTCAGAATTAACAATTGCTCCAACTATCTCTGCAGATGGTATTGTTTTACCGTCCTCTAGTGTGATGTCGTCTACTGTAACCTCAGATTCTTCTCCAGGCTTCATAGTGTCTTCCTTAATGAATTGTTCAAATAATTTTACGTATTTCATTTTGTATTTATCTTTTTATTTACATCATTCCACCCATCATATCCATTGCATCTGGTTCATCTGCGCTTTCGGCGTCATCTTTAGCCTTAGCCGCTGCATTTGCTGCCAAGTCATCATCAGATACTTTAAGATATTTTTTAACAAGGAAGTTCATGTCAAAGAAGTATTCTTCTTCCATCGTCGCTGGGTTTGTTACCATTAAGCTGTCTCTCATCTGTCCAATAAAGTCTAATCTACGTTCCATGATTTCGTAGTTCTTTAATTCTGCAAATACATTTTCTTCATTGAATCGAAGTGCAACTTGTGTTTTGAATTGTGGATCATTCTCAAATTCAGGATATTTAAGACACATCTGTAAGTAAAGTGGCTTTACTAATACCTCTTGGAAAACTGATCTTAATCTCTTAATAAACTTAGAGAATTTAATTTCATCTCTAATCATTCCATCAGCAGCAAGGTTAAAATCACCGCCGCCATCTTCATATAAGAAACGTGAGTAAGGAATTTTAGAAACGTGTTTTAATTTATCACTAAAGTATTTAAGTGCTTCCGTGTCTGAAAGATCTGGTCCATCACCTCCAAGCGTTTCAATTTCTGGCTGTTCACCATCTTTAGAAGGTAACCAGTACTCTTTATTAAATTGCAGCATTGGTTTTCCATCGGTTTGGAGAGAAGCACTTTCCCAGTCAAAGTCAACATTTTCTTTATATGAGTGCATCAATTGAGCAAGAGATTGTTTTGCTCTTGTCTTTGATTTACCACCAACTGGAATAATAAACTTCATTCTAAAGCTCGAGTTTGTTGTTGCCCAAATAACTCGAGTGTGTTCCATAATTCTCAATAGGTTAAATGCTCTAACAAGTCTTTCAATATATGAAATTCTGCTTGCGGTTGTAATTGAAGAATATGAAAGATAAATGATTTGAGAGTCGTATAGTTTTCTCTCTTTTACTGGGTCGTCTTTATATTGTACCCATACTTTTTTACCGTCTTCGTGGTTAAATCCAGGAATAAGTGTAATTGGATCAAGTTCTTTAAAACCAATAATTTCCTTTTGGTCAGGTGAATAAATGATTTCAAACGCAAGATAACCATCAACTAAGAATTTTCTATAGTAATACCAAGCTGATTGATCTTGAGTAAATCCAAAGTACTGATAGATTTGCTTATAATATTTGTTAAGATCTTTTTCAACTTTATCACTAACATCCATTCCAATGATTTCGGGTTGAGCAAAGAAATTTCTTTCGTCATAGACTACAGTCTCATCACACATAATATCGAGAATATCCTCGATCTCATCATTGAGTGAAAATCTTCTTAGTTCATCTCTTTTACCTTCGTAATCCTTATCGAAGAACGGAATGTTTTTCTTTAGGTTGACATCAGTCATCGACAGAGCGGCAAACGCTCCATAAATGTCATCATTATCAAGACCCATTGGATTCATTTGACCATATCCAAATTGATCCTCCATCGGCCCAATTGCTTGAGACTGTCGAAGAACCAAGTCATCGTATCTCATTCCAAACGATGATAGGTTTTTCAATGCGGTAGAGATCCTAAATGGTCTCTTTCCCGTACTTAATGGTCCATTTCTATCAGTAAATCCTGCCATTTTTTTACTATTATATTCTGTTTATATATTCTTAACTACCTAGGTGCTTTCTAAATTGTCTTCTGACCTTTCCGACTGTAGATCCATTTAGATCTATAAAGTCACAAAGTGCTATTGTACTCCAATTCTCATATGAAATCACTGCCTGGCCGCTCTTTAAATTTGGTATGTATTGTCTAATTGCAAAGTCAAATCCAAATCTACCCAAGAACTTTTTTGCTCCAGCATATGAAAGGTTTATTTGTCCCTGTCTTATTGCATCTCCAGACTTACGGCCTTTCATTTGATTTTTAATTTGGTTTTGCATAATTGTATAGACATAATCAAGAAGTTCTTCCTTTACTTTAACTGGAAGTAAATTAAGATTAATGCCTACGTCATTTCCATTATATGGGTCAAGAGCCAACACTACTGGATTTTTATCCCACCATTCTAATTTATCTGCCCATTTCGGTGAGGCATACTCAAAGACATATATTTTTCCGGGTCTAAATCTCTTTCCAGTTGCGGCAACTGACTTTTCATTCATCATCTTTTTGCCATTCTCAAACCAGGCGTGGGCCTTCACTCTAGCAAGTCTTTTACCGCCAGCCTCTTTACTAAGTTTTCTAATTTCAGTCTTAATAACTCCCATTATTTAAGAGATTTTTCAGTTAGAACTACGAATCTCCAGCCTCTTTCCTCGGCCCATTTTTTAGCATATGCATATTTATCTCTGTTTTTAACAAACTGCTCTGCTAAAAACTTATATGATGCAAGCGCCTTCTTTGAGTTCTTTTTTGGAGGCTGTGGCTTCTTGATTTGTTCAGAAGGTTTAATCTCAACTAAGAACTCTTCATAACTGTCCCCTTTCTGGACTTTCATATAAAAGTCAGGATAATATTTGCGTTCTTTTTTATCGAGAGTAGACCAGTACTTAATTTCTACCGGCTCAGATGACCAATGAATAACATCATCTCTA